TGAGATGCCTTCAAACTCTGACCTTATTAAATGGGCAGAACAAGGAAGGTTACACAATAAATATAGAGGATTAACAACAGCTTCGGCACCTGGTTCTGATACAGCGACTTTCGTTATACCAGCAGCAGACTTTGATCCAGCTTTAGTTTCACCGAATCTTGCAGCTCTTAGAGCGGGACAAACAGTAATGTTAAGTTCTTCAGTAGCAGGTTCAACATTATCAGCTAAAGGAATTATAACAGCAGCTCCAGCAGGAGCAGGAGCAGCAGCTAGAACTTTTGATGTAGGATTTTATGAAGCAGCAGGTATGCCTGCATTTACTTCAGGTTCTATCGATTGTTTTATTTATGGTTCTGAATTTGCTAAAGGAACAGCTGGAATGGTTGGTTCTAACGAAGCAGATGATTTCATTTTTGAAAACAAGCCTATTATTATCAAAGATACTTATGAAGTGTCAGGTTCTGATATGGCTCAGATTGGATGGATTGAAGTTACATCTGAAAATGGAGCAAGTGGTTACTTATGGTATTTAAAGTCTGAGCACGAAACAAGGCTAAGATTTGAAGACTATTTAGAAACTGCAATGATTGAAGCAGTTCCAGCAGAAGCAGGTTCTGATGCAGGTAACTACCTTCAAGGTTTAGCAGCAGGTGGTGCTTCAGCAGCAGACAAGTCTGGTTCTGAGGGAATCTTTCACGTTGTTAATGCAAGAGGTAATGTATTTGGTGGAGGAAATCCAACAACATTAGCTCAATTTGATAGTGTGATTCAAAGACTTGATAAACAAGGATCTATTGAAGAAAATGTAATTTTCGTAAATAGAAACTTCTCGTTTGATATT